TCTTGTTCGAGTCGATCGATAGTGGTAACACTGTGTTCTCGCTTGTCAGCTCGATTGCTAACCAAGTCCTGAACCAGTTCTACAGACAAGGCGCGCTGTACGGTAATCGTCCTGAACAGGCCTATTCAGTTATCTGTGGCGAGTCGAATAACAGCTCGACTCTTCTCGAGCAAGGTACGGTCCGTATGGATGCTTACGTTGCTACGAGCCCGACTCTGGAACGTCTGGCTATCACGATTGTCCGCACACCTCTCGGACAAGTTTCTCTGCTTTCTGACAGCTTTAGCCGTAATGAAGAAAGGTTTAGTGCGTTCTTGAACGCCACAAACCTGGGAGTTTAGGTTAAAGCTTAGTGATGGCAAGAAGAATTCACGCTAATCCGAGTAATCCGGTTGACTCTTCAGATTTAGTTCTGAACGACAGTCAACCGATTACTGAACAACAACCTAAACGGACCGTATACATCGAACTTTTTCGATCCGGTCCGCAGATCAGCTCGACTGGTCAGAAAATGACCTTTTCTGACCCCGATCTAGACCAGGTAGTGTCTTCGTACAACCCGAAGACCCACGAGGCTCCGCTGATTATCGGGCATGACCAGGATGATGGTACGCCTGCTTTGGGTTGGGTGCGTGAAGTCTGGCGAAAGGGCAAATCGCTGTGGGGTAAGGTCGAACTTACCCCTAAAGCCGAACGCCTGATTCGCGATGGGGTATTCAAAAAGGTAAGTAGCTCGTTCTACTTACCCGATGCCGATACCAATCCGACCCCCGGCCAGTTGGCACTGCGTCATCTCGGCCTTGTGTCCATACCTGCGGTGAAAGGTTTAACAGCCTTTTCCGAAGACAATACCGAAGGCTCGATAACAATTACTCCGAGGGAGTCTTCTATCTCATTCCAAGAAACTTTTCCTACTATGGCTAAAAGACAATCTGAAGCCCCCGACCAGAAAATTGTAGACCATGCTGACGGCCGGGGCATGACCATTAACGTCAACATCAATGGTCTGAAGGCGACAAATGAAGAAGGCGAGGCAGTTGAGAACTCTGGTTCCGCTGCTCCGTACGACATGGACTACGCCGATCAAAGCGACGACATGATGCCGGACCCTGGCATGGATCCGGAACCCGAAGGTATGTCTTCGCTTTCCATGGTTGAAGGGCCGGATGGCAAAGAGATGGGCGACGAAGATGACGGCCAGGGCCCCCCGGTCGACTCTGACGGCGCAGGCCCGGATGGCGAAAGCGCAGCGCCTGAAGAAAACGTCGAAGACATGTCTGGCGACGAAGACGAGAAAGTTGCGGCCGACCTTGCATCGCAATATACCGAAGAGCAACTGATCATGGCTCTTTACAATCTTGCTCAAGGGTCATCTGAGGCCGATCAGAGCCAGATGGGCGAGCACTGCGGTTACGCTGAAGCTGAAGACGAAGTCGTCGAATTCAGCGAAGAGCCCGATCCGCTCGCAGCTAAAGTTGCCGAACTCGAAGAAGAGCTGGCCAGCCAGCGTCGTCTGATGAGACAGAAGGAGATCAGCGATTTCTGTGAGAAGCTGTATGACAACGGCAAGCTCACCGAACAAGTTGCTCCGAAGTCCGACCTGGTCCGGTTCATGGAGACTCTGAACGCACGGAACTCCGTGAACTTCAGTGAGACTGGCAAAGCCAGCCAATTCGACTTCATGAAGAATGTGCTGGAGAATCTTCCGGCCATGGTTTCTTTCAACGAAGTGGTCACTCCGGCCACCGCGCCTCCTAAGAAGCCGAAGGCTCCGAAGCCCGATGCTGATGGCTATGTGTTCGATTCTCGCAACGCGGAAATCCACGCCAAAGCTATTAGTTATTCCGAACAAAATGGTACGGACTATATGTCCGCGCTCAAGCTCGTCCTCAACGAAGAGGGCTGAGCAAGATCCCTGTAACAACGGCAAGTAATTGCCGGCAAACAGACCGATGACAAGTCATCAAAGCGCTGTTTGTTCTGGTTACATGATGGGAGATATAACAACCGGCGCACGACTGATACGTCCTCGTGCGCTAATCACATAACGAACATGTCCTGATATGGCAACGAATCCTCGTTACATGTCGTTTGACCACAAGTACGTAGAGACCGTGACTGTCACGAGCGCTACGGCACTTGATAATGGTATCGAACGCTGCCGTTTTGTTAAGCGAGACGGCTCTTATCCTGCTGCGGCTGGTGCTTACGCTGCGGGCGTGAACATCCACAAGATCTATGGCCAAGGCGAACTGACCGAGAAAGGCTACGCCGTTGTTAACAACGACCTGACCGTTCTGACCGGTACGGTTGATATTTCGACCGCCGGCGTGGTTACCGGTACCGGTACTAACTTTGATCCTGAACTCAAAGTTGGCGACACCATTAAAGTTGGCGCTCAACTGTTCCGGGTTATGACTCGGACCAGCGACACCGCTGCGACCGTTCTGCCTGCTCCGGCTACGGCGATTACGGGCGGCACCGCCTACATCTGGCCCGGTACTTACGAAGGTAAGTCTAACCCCTCTACTACGCCCCGTCAGCCCGGTACTTTCCCGTACCAAGGCCTGATGAGCGTGGTGACCACGGGTATTGCGATTGTCGAGGTCGATTCGGCTTCTACGTTCGCTGTCGACGCTGCGGTCTACAGCAGCACGGCCGGTACTGCTTCCAGTACTGCGGGTGCGGGTGTGGTCCTGGGGCGCGCGCTTGACTCCATCACCGCAGCCGGTGCTGGTCAGTTCATCCGCGTCAAACTCGGTAACGAAGCTGGAGCCTGAGGAGAGTAACTAACTATGATGAACTTAGATCAAGTCCGTGGATAACACGCGGCCTCTTTAGAACCATGACCAAGTCCGGGATTTACTTAATCAAACACAAAAACCAGGACAATCTGGTTTACGTGGGTAAATCTATTGACCTCGACCAGAGATGGAGACAACACATAAATGGTTACAGGTCAGCCAAGAAGCTACAAGAAGCGTTTTCTGAGCACGGAGTCGATTCCTTCGAATTTAAGATTCTTGAGGAGATCGATAATCCTTCAGAGATGGGTAAAAGGGAAACCTACTACATAGACTTGTATGATTCTTGGAAGAGTGGTCTAAACGGTTCTAGAGCTGGCGGAGAATGGGGGAGATACGCAAGAAGTTTTGTAAAAAACCCAAACGGCTTCAAAAGCTATAATGGGACAGAACTTCACAAAGCGTCCTCAAGAAAAGCTGGCTCGGTAGGTGGTCTTAGGGCAAAGTCCAACGTATACAGAATGAGCCATAACGGTCAAACTTATGTGTTCGTTGGTACTAGCATTATTAGTCAGTTTCTGGGTATTAACCCTAACACCCTAAGAAATTGGGCTACTACTGGTAAAAAATTCAAAGTCTTTTCTAACTCGTCTGTCGAGATTCTTGGTAAAGCCTCTGAGTTAACTCAATACCAGCCTAATATCGTCTACAAAGAGGAAAAATCGGGTGAATTGCTGGAAGTCTTCAGAAGGGGCATAACCCCCAAAAGATAATCAGCAGCCAAGCCGGAGGTGGGCTTAGTGCCTCCGGAAGGTTCAGAGACTAGGAGAATGAGTCCCAACAATAACTTCTCCCACGAGTGCCCGACCGGAACGTAGTTCCGGATGATATAGTCCGACACCACTTGAAAGAGTGGATCAGGGATAAAGAGCCCTGAATTAACAGTTGGTAATTGACCCAATCCTTACGCAGATTGCGCAAGGGTATAAAAACACTGACGGTGTGGCGACTTTCTTCGCCCCCGCTGTGTCCATGAGTGTTCGCGCTGGTCGTACGCTGGTTTTCGGTAAAGAAGCTTTTGCTGCTCAAACCTTCCTGCGTGCTCCGGGCGCTAACATCCAGAAGATCCAGAACGAATTCGGCACCCGCAGCTTCGCGCTGCGTCAAGAAGCTATTTCTTGGCAGATCGCCGAAGAAGTGGCCGCAGAAGCCAGAAACGGCGCTGCTGCTATCGATCTTCGCGCTTATGCAGCCAAGGACGCAGCCAATCGTCTCATGCAGTCCTGGGAAGTTCAGGTGGCCAGCAAGGTCCTTGACGTCACCCAGTACGAAGCCGGCAACATCCTCGATCTGGCCAGCTACAACGGTGGCGCCGATCAGTTCAACAATCCGACCTCGGACATCGAAGTCCTGATGGATGCGATGAAAGAACAGATCCGTAGCCAGATCGGTTGCTATCCCAACAAGATGGTCATTTCTCCCGATGCCTTCAACGCACTGAAGCGCAACAAGAGAATCCGTGACTTCATGCAGCGCGGTGTGCTGGTGAACGAGAAGACTCTGGCCGAAATTTTCGGTCTTGATGAAATTCGTGTCGCCCGTCGCCTCAAGCTGAACACGGAGAACAACGAACTGGATAACATCTATAACAACGTTGCTATTCTGTTCTACCATCCCAGTGGCAGCACTGACGGTTTCACCCCCGCTCTCGATGCGAACTACGGTACGCCTGCTTTTGCGTATACCTATACGCTGGCTGGCTATCCTATCTCCACTCCCGAGCGTTTCAACATCGATCGCCGTGTGTTCGAAGGTGACATCCTTGTCGAGCGTAGCTTCGAGCTCGTCGGCATGGGAGAAACCGCTCGTTGTGGCGCTGGCGCGGTGTTCCTGAACCCTGTCGGTACTTATTGAGTCGTTTAATTACGACGATTCGGCCCGCTAATCAGCGGGCTTTTTTTTTATGTTGAAAGCTAAGTAGTAGACTATTAAACGATGAGTCCGTATACTCCGCCTCCAGACTCGTTCGGGGTAGCAAATAACTGCAGCCCTGCGACCGTAGACTATTTTATCGAGGTTTTTGGATTCAACGAGGCTCTGGAACTCAGTAGACTGGAAGATCCGACTTCGAATACGATAAATTACCAGCGTATTCAAGTCGCACTGAACGATAGCGCGACGTTAATCAATAACTACATTGAGACGGCTCCGCCGCAAGGTAAATTACTGATTGCGGGCTCGTATCGTCGTACTCAGGCCATATTGGCTCGTTGGTACTTGGATACGCTACGTCCGCGTCAGCAAGTAGTCGATGCGGCCGATGCGGCTCTCAAACAACTCGACCTGTGGGCAAGTAAGGCCAGTCCGTCTAGCGGAATGAAGTGGCAAGAAGCGTATAGATACTGGACCAGCAACTGCGCGATGGTTATGTCAAGCACGCAAAGAGATCGCTCACTCACCGACACATCGCTGGCACGTTGGGAAATGCGCTGGGGTACTAATAACCGCTGGAACCCGTATAAGCGGAAAAACGCCGTGGTCATTGACAGTATCAATAACCGCGATCCGAGCGGAGCAATCGATCGGAAAAGTCCGACTCTTATCGGAGATAGTGCGTTGGAAATGAACAAGTTGTTTGATGACCTGGAGACTACGCGCGATGTAGCCTCGTTTTCTGACACACAAAACACGGTTACGCCGGATGAAGGTGATGTGCTGGTAGTCGAGGATACGGACGGCAACATGACTACGGGTGGATTACAAGAAGCAGATAGCTTCTGAACACTACTGATGAGGTATTGAGATGATCGGATCTGATGAAAATCAAAGCTACGGGTACGACCCGTTAAGCCCGGGCATGCCGGGCGGGTCGAGTATGGTCACAATCTACCCGCGTGCGAGCAGCACGGGCTGTAGCTACAACGCTAACGGCATGCTCGGACTGACTCATGCGAGTTTTGGTGTGTTTCCGGACAGCACGCCGTACAAACAAACTGCTTCGGAACTCCGGCAGTACATTATAAATCTCGAAGCGACCAGGAAGTTAAAAGACCTGGCCGATGTGAGTTTTCAGCGTTCACCGGTTCCGGGTGATATTTTGGCGTACAACTACACCACG